ATTAAAAAGATGATCACTCTTATATTTTTCGCAAAGAGGACCTTCAGGAAAACAGTCCCAGAACATAGATGTAGCCAAACGTACTAAATCAAACGATGCATTCGGCTTAATCTCAGGGAATTTAGAATTATAAAATGGTTCAACATTGTACTGACCACCTGCCTCTTCGTATGTATCGAAATGGTCAGACATAAAGAAACGTGGATCTCTCATACCTGTCAACTTTACAGAATATGTAGCTCTATCAAAGTCGATAATCTTCATAATGTATCCGTATGTGGGAACCTTGTACTGTTTTCCAGCAACATTGTAGTACAAATGCTCTTTGTTTGTTGAAACATACATCACATTATTCACATGGAGATCATTGTGTACTAACCCAAAATTACGTTGAGCAAATGCCATTGCAAAGACTACTTGAGCGATCCAAGCAACACGTTTATGTCCTTCTGTATTATTCTTGAAAAGAGTGTACATAGTGCCTTCGCATTTTTGCATGACTGTGGTCTGTACTGGAACATCGTGGAAAATGGCTTCGGCAAATACTTCTTCATCATCATTGGAGAAACCGTATCCATCTTCATGATCGTCGCCGTCTGTAGAACATGAACGAACGGCAAAAACATATCCTGTAGAAATAGAGTCTGTCTCTTCTTCATCCACATCCTCTTCTACAGATAACTCTTCATCGTCTTCAACAGGAGCAGGAAGAGCATCAGACGATCCAATAGGCTCTAATACTTCTGCATCAAGTTCAATATCTTCTCCAAGTTGAATCAGTTCCTGTGTCTGCGGAGGCGGGATTGTCTTCAATTTTAGATCAAAGAAATGTCCAAGATTTTGGAGGAACCAAGGGCGTTCTGCAAGATCCTCGTAATCGTCTGAAATATCGATAACATGTTTTGAAGCAATACCTGTGAATGTACCATACACCTCTGGGAAATGTACACATCCCGATTCAGATAGAAGGGTATTCGCAAGGGCTCCTACATATGCTGCGTTATGGTATGAATGAAGCCTATCGTGCTCTTCTTCAGAATTGTTCTTCTCGCATGGAAGACCAGAAGTACCAAAGTCTCCTCTCATGATACGATATGCTGGAAGGAGCATGGTGGTCTTGCGATGAACCTTCACTTCTACACCGTTCGTGTATACAGATTCATTTCCAGATATAGTTTGAATAGGATTTCTTGTTTTAAGACCGAACTGGTAAGGAGTGCGGATAGCTTCAAGTTTGAAGAGCTGTTCCATAGACGGAAAGAAGGGTTGCATCCTTCGTATATTCCACCATTTCTCAGATGTTTCCTTTAAACTTTGAAGATTAGTGACTCTATTAACCTCAAGTGAGGCAACCGAAGTCCTTAAATCAGCAACAGGCTTTGGCATATTATGTAAAACTGTCACTCGAAGAATGATATTTTTTACGACTAAGATTGTAAAGCAATGAAACTCTTGGCGATCTCGACTCTATTAAGCATGGCTTCAGCAGCCTTTGGTCCTATAACTCTCTTCAACAGTTTAGCGTCTCGAACCATTAATTCGAATGAGTATGAAATCAAGCCCTATGTGGAGGTTAAAAGAGATGATGTCAGCCTAGGCTATTTCAATAACTATGTTGTTGAAAATGGTGTGTATTCTCATCACCTATATTCGGATGGTGACACTGATGTGGATTGTGCCTCTCCGAACTCTTTAAAACTTTTTATCATATGCGGTAACACTGAATTTCTAGGACCTGTCTCTTTCTATCAGCCCTGCAAATATCAGGCTCTTCTTCAAACACCTGCTGCATGTGGCGTTGATTTCAGTCTAGGCGATGAACTAGTAGCATTGACACCTTCTGCCTCTCCTTTTGGAAACTCTACAATCGTCGCTTCATCCGGTTCTTCTACTGTTGCATTAGCGTTAGGTGGTCTTGGTCTTTCTGGTGCTATGGTTGTAATCATTATGCAGGTTATCAAAGCAGTACGTACCAAAGGAGGACTTAGTATGTTATTGAAGGGTAATAGGGGCAAGATTAACGGAGTTCTAAATAATGCGATGAAAAATGTACCTCTATCAGATGAAATGAAGAAGAACATCACAAGCATGGTCGATAAACAGGCTGAATCGCTTGTTGGAAAAATAGATACTGCTCTTGATAAAAAGTTACAAGGTGTTCGTACGGAAACAGGCGAGGGAAATGATATGGAAGCAGCTAAAAACCTGATTGGAATCCTAACCAAGAAAAACCCTGTTGTGCCTGAAATAGTAGTTGCTGTAGAAGTACCTCCTGTTGTAGAGGCGGAAGAAACAGAAAACAAAATCTAAGTGTCCATCTATAATGGACTTCAATATTAGAAAGTTTAATATGCAGCTGTTGAAAGACAGAACTGCTATGGACTCGCGCAAATCTCCAATGATCGTAATTATAGGTAAGAAAGATACCGGCAAATCTTTCTTGGTTCGCGATATTCTTTTCAACACACAAGACTGTTATCCTATCGGTACTGTTATCTCGGGTACAGAAGTGGCAAACGAGTTCTTTCAACACATGGTACCTTCAAAACTAATTCACGATAAATACAGTCCTGAAATAGTGACAAAGGTAATCCAACGTCAACTTTCACTTAAACAGGCGCGAAACAAAAGCAAAGTTGGTGGGCAATCCAACGTAGATCCTCGTGCCTTCTTGATTTTGGACGATTGTTTATATGACGCTTCATGGATCAAAGAAGAGTCTACACGTTATGTTTTCATGAACGGACGTCACGTCGATCTTTCTACAATGATTACCATGCAGTATCCACTTGGTATTACTCCCAATCTTCGTACAAACGTGGATTTTGTGTTCATCATGAGAGAGAACATTTTGGGTAACAGAAGAAGGATATACGAGAACTATGCAGGTATGTTTCCTACATTTGAAATGTTCTGTCAATTCATGGACCAGTGTACTGAAAACTTCGAGTGTCTTGTTATCTGTAATAATGTGCCCTCAAACAAATTAGAAGATCAGGTGTTTTGGTATAAAGCATCTGATCACCCGCCATTTAGGCTGTGTGCACCCCAATTATGGGTTGATAATAGACCGTTTGCATCGTCTATGTTGGGAGGAGCTAATTACGATCCTTCGAATATTAAAAAGAAGAATGCAGGTCCATCAATCTATGTAAAGAAATCTGATAAAGAAGAACAGCATAGACTTTAATCGCGAATAGCACCTTCAGAAGGATGGACAGGAGCATCATCCATTACAGAAGGCTCCTTCTCCTTCTCAATTTCAGCCTTGCGCTTAGCATTCTCATCCTTCTGAGCCTTGATAGCAGCCTCGCGCTCCTCCGCAAAGAATAGATCGCGATTAGCCTCATTCTCCTTGTACTTGCGCATAATGTCATTGAGCTGCTGATTGGCATACTCAACATTGTCCATGAGATGATCAGAAGGATCCCAAGGGAGCCAGCATCCCATCTTTCCGATAACAATGTTATCATTAGGATACTTACGCTGGAGAACCTTGCACCAAAGCTGAGCCTCCTCATACGAAGGGAATGAACGTCTGACCTTCACACCACGAGTATTGCAGCTAAAGTTCACCTCCTTGTCGAAAGCATTCTGGAGCTCCTTCTCGTGATTGAGGAGGAAGACCTGATACTTCTCGGGCATATCAGACTTCTTGATCTCATCTCTGTGGGTGATCTCAAACTCTTTAACATCCTTCATAAGATCGTCCACATTGAGAGTGTACTTCTTGGAGAGGAAATTGACGAAATGCTCCATTCCCTTTACCTTCCAATCGTAATCAGCCCACTGCATGAACTTCTCAAAATAGAAATGCTCTTTCTGTTTGATAACCTTCTCGGGTGAGATGAAGGATACTACAACATAGCGCTGGTTGGGGAGCTCAGGGTCCTCTTCAAGATAATCTACGAAAGAGCCATCATCTTCCTTAATAGGTAGTTCGATACGCTTGCTCATTTGTATCTTCTGTGGTAGCTATTCTTAAAATAGAAACGCAATCGACAGATTATCTTCCTTCTGCATCAAAAAATATTCGTCGCGGAATAATAAACAGAATGTCCGATACTGCCAAAGCTGCTCCTGCTCCCTCTATGGGTATTGATTTTGCCGACCTCATCAAGAGACTTGTTAAGTACGCTCTTGAGGGTCTCGCCGTAGCCGTTGCCTGCTACCTCCTTCCTGGAAAGAGAATGCGCTTCGATGAGATCGGTATGATCGCTCTTACCGCCCTTGCCGTCTTTGCCATCCTCGACATCTATGCCCCCTCTGTTGGCTCTTCTGCACGCACTGGTGCCGGCTTCGGTATCGGTGCCAACCTCGTGGGCTTCCCCACTTTTTAAATCTTAAAAAGGTGTAAGATTTAAGTAATGAAACTATGGTATAAACCACCGTTTTACACTGCAAGCCATATTGCTTCCGGTGTACTATCGTACTACTTCCCTGTTCTTTTTCCAATCGTGATCATATATCACGCTCTTCAATACATTCTGGATATACGATTCTTTATTTTAGAAAAAGCCATCAGACGCGGAAACTCATTGTCACACACCATTCTAAAACTTGCTGAAACACTATTAGGTTTACTTATAGCAGCTGCCATACATTTATGGAGGCACTAGTTCGATACAACGGTCAATGGCTGAAGATTATTCCAAAGTTGAATGAACCTGAGCGCATTACTCGTGAGATTGCTTGGTTGAAGATTAAAGAAAACAAAGGCTACAAAGAATGGTTTGAAAAGGAACGTAACATTTCCAAGATACTCTACAATGAATGATCTTCTAAGATCTGGGCTCATAGCCGCAGGATTCACACTCTTTTTGGTTCTTCTGTTCATCGTATCCTACTGGGCTTTTAGAGGCTTTCTCCCTGGAAGCAAGGTTGTTGAACAGCCCCTCCCTTCGCCTAACGATATAGATGGTACAACAGCTATATTTAAACTTTTTTATGTAGATTGGTGCCCTTACAGCAAAGAAGCCTTCAATAAAATGGAAGAGTTCAAAAAGATTGTAGACAACTACACCTATGGTGGTAAACATGTAAAGATCGAATTTATGAATTGTGAAACTCATAAAGACGAGTGTACTCTTTACAAGATTGAGGCATATCCTACATACAAACTTGAAACAACAGCAAAGATGTACGAGTATGTTGGACCCTCCTCTATCCCAACATATCGTACATTCTTAACAGATGCCCTTGGAGCAGAAGAGTCGATAGCCGATAACGATTAATTCAGATACATCTGCACCAAAATCTAGAACATCTACAGAAGGTTCTGTCAAAAGACAGACGTTCTTTGGATAATGTGCTTCAGACCATTTTGTTT